TGGCGGTGCAGGTGACCGACAAAGGCATCAAGATTATCGACGGTCATCACCGCTATCACGGTGCGTTGCTGGCGACTGAATCCGGTATCGAAATCCCGCGCCTTGAGTGCAAGGATTTTTCCGGTACCGAAGCCGATCGTATCGCTTTCATGGTCACCAGCAGCCAGGGTAAGCCGCTCACTTCACTGGAGCGCGCGGCGGCATATCAGCGTCTGGCTAATCAGGGATGGGAACCTGCTGAAATCGCTAAACGCGTCAAACGCTCACCATCTGATATCGATCACCACCTCCAGCTCCTGACCTGCGGCGACGAGCTGATCGAAATGGTTAAGTCTGGCGCCGTGGCGGCTACAACAGCAGTGGCGCTCTCACGCGAGCACGGGCCAAAAGCTGGCGCTGTTGCGCTTGAGCAGATGGTTAAGGTTAAGGCTGCTGGCAAAACCAAGCTGTCACGCAGCGCTGCTATGCCGCAGTTCAGTGCAACACGAGCACGCCGCCTGGTTGAGCTGCTGTCTGGCGTTGAAACCTTCCCACACGGTGAAGCATCAGCATTGACGCTGTCACCACAAAACGAGTTTGAGGTGTTGGCAATCCTTGAAGAGTACCGGGCACAGCATGCCGGTAAGGACAGCCAATGAGTAACGTTGTCAGAAAGATATCTGATCACAAGGATTACCGTCAGCAGGAAGCACAGCCCACAACTGAAAAGGGGTTTGCCTTGTTCCACAGGAAAATTATGGACTGTGGATTCTACAAGGACTCTCAAGCCGTTCACCTTTGGTTCCACCTGGTCATGAAAGCCACTCACAAACCAATTACCTCATCGACCGAATTCGGCGATGTCCAGTTGGGGCGTGGGCAATTCATTACCGGGCGGCACAAGCTGGCTAGCGAAACCGGAATCTCACCTGATCGCATTCAGTACCTGCTGAGAAAGTTTGTCAGCATGGACATGATCAGCGCGGAATCGAACCGTAAATTCACCGTGATATCCATCCTGAAATACGACGAATATCAGGCAGATTATTTACCAACAGATTACCAACAGATTACCAACGCAAACCCGCATGGCACTAAGGTTGCGGCGGTGGTTGTCCCAACAGATTCCCAGCAAATTACCACATACAATGAATTACTAACTAATAACTCAATATCTAAAGATATTGAGTGTGCAACTCCCGCCGCAAAAAAGGCTGAGCCAAAGCAAAGAATTTCCTGCGAAGAAGTCTGGCAATGCCTGAAGGAAGAACTACCAGAGGCAAGAGGCTGGCGAGTGATGGACGAAGACCGCCGAAACCTGATTAAACGGTTTTGGGGTAAGGCCAACAAAATCGCTCGTCAGTTTGATAACGGCGAGCCTCTCACCATGCAGGGCTTCCGATCCTATCTCCAGTACATCAGCGCCAACTGCCGCTGGATGCTGGAAGACCGCCCCGACAACCGAACCGGAAAAACATGGCGCCGCATGAAGTTCGACAGCTTCCTGTCTGAAAAGCTTTACCGCGACGTTCGAGAAGGAGACAAGGATGACCGATAACGTTTTGATGCCACCCCACAGCACCGACGCCGAACAGGGTGTGATAGGCGGGCTGATGCTTGATGGCGGAGAAGAGCGCAGCCTGAAAGTTATGGCAATGCTGAAGGCTGAGAGTTTTTACAATCGCTACCACGGTGTGATTTACACCGGCATCCGTGAGCTGATTAGCAAAAACAAGCCTATCGACATCATCACCCTCTCAGAACATCTGGACAGTAACGCGCAGGAATATGGCGGCTTTGCTTATCTTGCTGAGCTGGCAAAGAACACGCCATCCGTTGCCAGCATCGTCAGTTACGCCTCGGTGGTGCGAGACCGCGCAATGGAGCGCTACGCGATTGCCAAACTGAACGAATCGCTGGAAATGCTCTACAGCCGAACCGGTATGTCAGCCACTGAAAAACTGGATGCCGTCAGCACCATGACCAACCTGATTAGCGACCATGCCAAGACCGGCGTCCGCCGTGGCCTGCGTTCGTTCGGTGACGTTATGGAAACGTGGGTAACCGATCTGGAAAAGCGCTTCGACCCGAGTGGCGAGCAGCGCGGACTGAGTACGGGCATCCCATCGCTTGATCGCATGCTTTCGCCGAAAGGGCTGGTGAAGGGTTCGCTGTTCGTGATTGGCGCAAGGCCAAAAATGGGCAAGACGACCCTGTACAGCAAGATGGCAATCAACTGCGCGGTGCGCGAGAAGAAACCAGCGCTGATGTTCAGCCTTGAAATGCCGGAAGACCAGATTCTGGAAAAACTGGTAGGCCAGCAATCAGGCGTCAACCCAAGCATTTTCTACCTGCCAGCTACCGATCACGAAGACGACGTGTACCACGGCGACTACGACGCTGATTTCAACCGCGCAACGGAAACCGCTAACCGACTACGTGAGCTCGACCTGCTTTACATCGACGATACGCCTGGCATGTCGCTGGCGCACATCGTTGCCGAAAGCCGGAAGATTAAGCGCCAGAAGGGCTGCGTCGGAATGATTCTGGTCGATTACCTGACGCTCATGACCGCCGAAAAAGCCGATCGCAACGACTTAGCCTACGGAATGATTACCAAAGGGCTGAAGAACCTCGCTAAAGAGCTCGGCTGCGTTGTGGTGCTGCTGACACAGCTTAACCGCGAACTGGAAAAGCGCGTCAACAAGCGACCGCTGCCAAGCGATTCCCGCGACACCGGTCAGATTGAGCAGGATTGTGATTACTGGGTAGCAGTTCATCGCGAAGGCGCATTCGATGAAAGCGTCCCGCATGGCGAAACCGAGCTGATTTTGAGGCTGAACCGCCACGGCAACACCGGCACCGTTTTCTGCATGCAGCGTGACGGCGCTATTTACGACGTGGACCAACAATCGGCAAGGGCAGAACGCGACTCGCGCCAGGCTCCAGCCAAAGGCCAAAAGAAAGGTGGTTTCTGATGTCAGTAATTATCAAAGGTCGATATGTGAAAGTTCTCCACCCGAACAACTCGATGGCTGATTTTGAAGTGCTGCTATCGAACTGCAATTCACCGGAATCTATCAAAGGCTGGGCATCGCACCTACTGGAGAAAAACTGGGTATCTCGTCAGGTTGCCGACCGCTTTATCACGCTGCTGGCTAAGCGAATTGGTGCCGACCGCGATGATTGCCTGCCACCGGAATTAACACCGATGACTGACATCCAGCGCGGCTATCTGACGGAGAAAATCGCCATGCTTCGAGGAGTTCTGAAATCAGCGAGGGCTGCATCATGACACAGGTAATTTACGGACTGCCTCGCGCTGTGCTGATTAAGCGCGTATTCGGCGAAAGCAAACCTGCACCAAAGGTTGATTCCCGTTCCGAAAAAGGCGGCAAGAGTAAAACTAAGGGTAGAGGTGGATTTTGAGACACGAACTGAAAATTTTACCGCAGCACTTCACGCCGGTTCTGGACGAAATCAAAACCGCTGAGCTGCGCATGAACGACCGCAACTTTGCAGCCGGTGACACGCTACGTCTCATGGAATGGAACGGCGACTATACCGGCGACGCTTGCGAAAGGGTGGTTACACACGTAGCTGACGTCGGTGATTATCTTCCGGGTTATGTGCTGCTGAGCATGACACCACCTCAGCCCACAACGGACACCTACCGGCAGATTGAAAATGATGGCTGGATTGAGTGGAAGGGTGGCGAGCGCCCGGTGGATGGGAATACGAGAGTTCAAATCCAATGGAATGATGGCTCCGCGGTTACCGGTACGGCATCGTCATATGGATGGACAGGGCTTTGCTTTGGAAGGATTGTCGCCTATCGGGTGATTGAAAATGAAGGGAGGGAAGGATGAGTGAAAAACTTAAGCCGTGCCCGTTCTGTGGTGGCGCAGCGCAAATCCAAAGCAACAGAAGCTGGCATTACCTGCATGTTGAGCATGCTGAAAACTGCATACTCGAAGACCATGAGCCGCAATACTCCGCTGCTGAAGGTCAATATGAGCTGATGGTGAAGGATTGGAATCAGCGATTCGAGCTGGAGGCATCATGAGCCAGTTCACCAACAATCAAACCAGCGGTGATGATTGCCGTGAAAGTGGAGAGGGGGGAACCAAAATGGAGCAGAGTATTGAAATGGTCAAACCACAAGATTCAGACATCATGGCTGAGTTGCAGGGCGCTGGCCGGGATGGAAAGCCAACTTACTACCTGCGCAATTGCTTACTGTTCAATGGGTTTGAAATAACGACCCAGCAATTGAGGTCTAGGCTCAAATACCTTGAAAAGAAAGGCGTTGTAAGGCGCACAAAATCTCCGTTTTTCAAAAACAACATCAGTTGGGGGCTGGTATGAGCAACGTAATCCCACTCCGTCCTGACCCACTCCGCCAAGCCTACGAAGCAAACGACAAACTCAACGACACGAAACTGACGCCAGAGCAACAGCAGCTGGTCGGCAGCATTGCGTCATGCCTGGAGAAAGCTATCGAGGAACGCCATGCAAATCGAGCTGATCAAATCGGCCGGGGGGATATTCACCCCAGCGCTTGATAGTGACATACAACGCCTTACCCGCTTCAA